CCTAGTATAATACAGGATGATCTTATTGGCAAGTCTTTCATGGTATTTTTACCTAGTGTATAGTATATAGGTAATTATACGCATTAAAAAAGGGGGTGTCAAGACCCCCTAACAGGATTATTCTATTTTAAAAAGGTTTCTGTACATATTTGTCTGCATCTATTGTCCTCACAGTCTACCATACAGGAGAAGTATTCGTCGATTAGATCGTCTTGTGTTACAAGGGATGTGGTATCGTGATGAATCCATTCTGCCATTTGATTATGAGATAAACGCATTTGATTCCTCCACTAGAATTTTCAGTGTGACATAATATAGAACATTTAATTCATGTTCCTGTCCTTAATTCTACAAATATTTAGACAACCTTAAGCGTTAGGTACTTTACCTTCTGTTAAACATAGTGTTGAAGAACACTTGCCAAATTCCCTGTGTGGCACTGCCTTCTAGTTCATCAAACATAAACATATTTAATCTAAAAGCATAGTTTGCTTCCACGATTATAGCATTCTGTTGTGATGTAGTTAAAGGCAACTGATCTAGTATCGCACGATACTTTTGTTTGTATTCTTTTTTATCTTCTATAGGAAATTTATAGAAGGCAAGACCACCTTTGTTTAACTTGAGTGCCTTCTCTGCTATGGTCTTTAGGATCTGTCCACCTGATAGGTCACCGAGGTAACGTGTGTAATGATGTCCTACTAATAGTTCCTCATCACAGTCTAGGATGCGATCAACATAACGTTGGCAAGCGTCACTAGGTTTGATCTTTAGGAACCAACTGTCACCATAGAAATACTTGAGGTCTTTCTCTAATGATCTAGTCCTGTGTAGTTCTTTCAACTCTGCTAGAGGACCTATGACAGGATCCATCTGGTTGCTATCCATACGTTCTTCCAACGCACGGTAGACGTAGTAGAAGTTTGCTACAAGTTTCCTGTAACTCTCCTCCTTTACCACACCACCGAGAAAACTCTTCACGAATGAAGTGTTCTCGGCAGCAGAGTGTGACTTCTTAGTTCCTTCTTTTATGTCTTGAGAGAATGTCATTTAGTATCAGGTACTATTTTTACAGGTCCTTGCTCGATACGTATGGTCTGAGCAGGAGCAGTTGATGATGCTTTCTCAATCAAGAACTCCATGTCTTTCTTTGATACGTTAGCTGAGCTACCATTGTTCTTCTTACCTCCCGCTTGCACCCCGAAGGTAGCTAGGACCCCTGTGAAGACCGAAGCTATGAAAGTTGGATCTATCTTTTGCTCCTGCTTATAGCCAGGTATCTCAACGTAGTTGAGTGTAAGTATGGCACCTGCCCAGATCATGACTCCAAGTCTCACGAAGGTAGATAGGATAGCAAGTTGCTCTTCCTTATCATCCATGTGATCTTTAAGTTTACCTAGAGGTCCTTTCTTTTCCTCTTTCTTTACTTCAGCCATGTGACCTCCTAGAATGGTGATGATGGTAACGCAGGTCCTGTTACATCTGGTAGAGCATCTCCTGCGATGCCACCCAAGTCAGGCATGACTGCTTCCAATACTTTGCCTTTGACATCTTCGATGATCGCGTCCTTTCTAATGTACACGTACCCACCTAGTCCTACTATACCTAGTGCTACAGCACCAGAGAAGATGGCAATTCCGTTAATAATTTTTTGCATAATAATAATGTTGCGTCTATTATATAGTCTAGAAAAATCATAGGGGTAAAAAAATACCCGAAAATTTTTTTCCACTTTTTTGGTAATCAAAAAGTCAATTTAGATTATACTTTGTCCTACAATATTCTACGACACCCTCGATGTTATCATGTGTATCACACCACATGTCAGCACAGTCATACGTTTCCCTAGGTGTTTGGTTGGGGAAGGATGCCATCAGTTTTCTTAATACATTCTGACGGAGATGCATCTTAGAAGGTGTCCAGTCTTTCATTTGATTACCATGTTTTCTTGAAAGTAATCACTGCTATTGTCTTGATCAAGTTGTTCTAGGAAGATCAAAGACTCAACAAGTAAGTTGATGTCAGCAGAGATCTGTTGATTTGTTTCTGCCATTCTTCTGAATCCACATCCGACAAAGATTTGTCCTGCGAATACAGATACGGTAGCAACACCCCAGAAGAGATAATAAAATCTGCTTTTCACTTGTGCTCTGAGTTTGCTTTTATGTAGGGTCATAATTTAGGTAGTTTATCCATCACCTGTTGTGTAATGTCATCAATGATGTTGACATCTATGTTCACGAAGGGAGGTATGATTCCCAATAATCTAAGTAGTCCATCAACAAACAATGCTAGGGTAGTGAAACCTAATATCATACTGATGATAGTAGCATCACGATTGTGCTTTGCCATTGATGCCTCATCAATAGCTCTCGCTTCAGCAACTGCTGACTCGATCAAAGCGTTCACCTCTGCCTTGGTATATGTGTCACGATTTAATGTGTACGTATCTGAGAGAGGTAAATTCTGTATGAGTTTTTTAACCATTCTATTATAGGATGTATTCTAGTTTAACCGACAGATATAATTATGTCAAGTACATTGCTGTGCGAGCACCTTGTATGCTTGCCCAGTCTTCTGCGATAGCAGCATTGACATAGTTCATATGAGTAGAAGCAAGGGCAGTCTCCCCTCTATCTGTTAGTTGTTTTTGTATCTTGGTGTAATGTCCACCACCCTTTATCGTATCGTATTTAGATAAGTCAGCGTCCGAAAATGATTCTGATTCGTTTTTCCACACAGGATATGTTAATCCTTCTGGTTCTTCATAGATATATCCATCTCTTATTACGTATGAATCTTGCCACAGTTTATAGTTGGCATCAAAGTCAGACATCAGTTGCTGTACTTTATTCCATATCTTCTCTGGTTCTTTCATGAAGGTCAGACTAGGAGAATACTGTGCTACTCTTGTGACCTTGTAGTCAGGGAAGACAAGACTTTTCTTTCCTTCACCCGCAGGAATCAAGAAACCTTTGAACCATTTGTTTACAACTGTACCTCTCATGTCCTGATAGAACACACAGTCACCGTTCATTACTACTGTAGGTTGTGTACTCCTACGAAAGATCTCATTGTATATGATATCCATTTGCTTGAAGGCACCAAGACTCCTTGAGTACACAGCATCGTTATCTTCGCACCACTTTTTTACATAGACCATCTGGTCATACGTACGACATGTATCATGTACCGTAGGTTTGATGCCAGGAAATCCTGTAGCAAATGTCTTGAGTGATGTAACACCAGTGGCAACTTCACTGGTACTGTTAGTATCAATTACTATATGTACGTTCCACATTGTAGGGAGAGTTTATTTTTATTTATGCTCCGTCGTCATGATCCCAGAATGGTCTCATGTCATCTGGTTTCTGAGGAACCATCAGCACTTTGTTGCCATCCTGTTTCTTTAATAGTATTGGTTCTCCATTCTCTACCCTGTCAAGATAATGTTTCTCATTCATCTTTAACTGCTTCTCTGTGATCTCGATCATGATCTACTAGCATACTGGTTTATATAGGTATCCTAACATAAGAAAAGACCCCCTGTCAACAGGAGGTCTTTGGGTGTTCCGAATGTAGAGACCGCACGAAAGGTCTCACGGTTATTTAGAAACTATATTTTGTACCTAACTTTACACCGTATGCGTTATCTCCAACCTCTTTAGTTTGTACAGTGAACTCTCCGTACACACCAACAGCATCGTTGAACGCTACATTACCGCCAACTTTACCGAGGAAGTCTGTTGTTGACTCTCCACCATCTGTAGCAGTCACAATAGGACCACCTTGTGCGAACCAGTTAGATCCTTCCCAACCAATAGCAAGATCAGTTGCTGTTGATGTGTAGTCACTACCTGTTAGTGATGAGTTTACTTCTACGTTCACGTAAGGACCAGCAATAGCGGCTCCTGATACGAGTGAAGTTGTGGCAGCAAGTGCTGCGATTGTTGATTTAATCATTTTTAGTCTTTATTGTCTCGCAAAGAAAAAACCCTTGCGGATGATACCACCTCCGACATGAGGTGATGTTATACGCAGGGGCACGATCTTTCGATCCCATTGTAATAGTATATAGTATACATTTTCTTTATGTTCTTGTCAAGGTCCTCATGCCACAACAACATCTGTCACACGATAGGTACAACCTGGTTCAATCTCTGATGGTTCCTTGAGTACAAACTGATCGAACATGTCCTGACATATATGTGTGTGAGTGATGTACTCACCGTCATATGGTATGATCTTGTCCTTCTCATACATGCCTTTGATCATAGACATAGGATAGTATGGCATCTCTTTAGTACGTGACAAACCTTTAGGTTTTCTAGTAGTCCATACATTTATGTACAGTCTCCTGTCTTCATCTCCTGCTAGGTCTGCCCATGCTACATTGCCATCCCATATCACTGTCTTACTCTCATTACCATAGCTATAGACACACTCACTTGGTTTGATTGTACCGTAGGTCATGTCACTGATACATGTAGCACCATGATCATAGGTCAGGTTGACTACAGCAGACCACTTAGGATGTTCTATCTGAGGATCACTTTCATCCTTGTCAAAATGGAATGGGTCAAAACTATTACCCTTCTCTGATCCATACACCCAATACTCTAGTCCAATATAGTCTCCAGTAAGGAAAGCATTGTACCACTGGTGTAGATACTCTTCGATATAATTATGTGGATGATCATCCTTACCTAACCAATAGTTCTTACCACGATCTACTGAGTTACAGTTGTATAGCAACGTACAGTTTACGTTGGGTGTATGTACATCATTATAAGATCTAACCAACATCTTTTACTTCACCTGTAACCTCTGCTTTCTCCATGATCTGATACTGTACTGCTGTTATGTCCCATGCCATATCTGTGACACGTTTCTTGGCAGCATCTTCATTGTCAGCACTCACTCTTACCCAAGTCTTGTAAGTTATGTCTGCCTGTACATCAAACTGTTTCATTTTTTTAAATACTTGTTGATAACTTCTATCTGGTCATGATATTTAGCAATGATATCTAATTCCTTTTCCATTGCTTCTGTTATATCAGAGTGCTCTCCTATCCCTGCGGGATTAGAAAGATATACTTCTAGGTTTGCCACATGTTTATCAATGTCACCTCTAGCATGTGAGATGAGTGCTCTGATTAATTGTTCTCTCATTTTTTAATGTCTATAAAGATTAGTTCCATTGGTTCATCGGAATGATTGTATGCTTCATGGATGACATCTTGTACATCCCATACAGCATACTGTCCACTATACCATGGTTTCTTTTTACCTTCCCATACCATGTAACAGCATTTGTCACAGGGTATCACGAGAGGTATGTGTATTCTCCTGTATCTATGTGGATATACATCAGGATCTTTGTGCTTAGGTAACTTAGTTTCTGGGTAGAACATAGCACCTGTAGCAAACAATACTTCATCCTTAGATAGTATGTCTATTACTTTAGGGTCATCTATTAGTGAGGTGCGAACACCAGAGAACGCTTTGCCATGACCTTTTAACCAACACATACCAATGGGTTGGTTAGAGTATCCTTTAGCAGTCGGAGCATTCTTATAGGGTAGTTCAGTTGTCATACCCCATTCATATATGATGTCTAACTCTTCAGTTGTCAGCATCAAAATAATCCTTACGCATATACCTACCTAGTATATTACTATTATAGTATTTTGGCAAGCCATCTACATGTTCTGTGAGAACGTTGTTGAGGAACAGTTGTCGGGTCTCTTCGTAGTTTACTTTGCCAAGAGTTTTATGAAGACTTATGATCTCTCTTCTGAAATTGTTTTTACCGTACTCTTTAATGTCTTGTTTAAGTTCTGCAGAGCTTCCGTAATACCGCTTCCAGTCAGACTCTGACGTAACACGTCGCTTGC